CCCATGGCACCCTATCGGTAGCCGCAGTCAAATCAAAAGAATAGCAAACCTCATTTGGGCAACGCCTCATCAGGGATCTTACGGGATCCATCTGATCAAACGTCCCATCTTGAGGTATTCTCTTCAATATTGAAAACAACCACCGATGGAGCGGATACAGAACAATCTGCGTCCAATAGTCTACCATAGCAAACACTCGAACCTTACCAGGTTCTTCCTTCACTCCTAACTTTCCTAATCGCCCCCCCTCACCGGTTAACGGGCGTTCATAACGCTTCGGATGATCCTTCGAAAGGAGGTTTATTTCATCCGCCTCTGAAGCGAGACGCTTCAGAGTCGCTAAAACGTTGAGGGAGTCAACCATCTTCAACCATGTTGTTAGTACCCCTATCAATGGATTTTTAGTCCATATCAAGGCGTCGTACCAGCACATACCTAAAGATGACATATTACTACGAGAATTGGGTCCAGAGGTCCGGACCACTAAATAATCCACCTTCAAAGTACTCGCTATAGCCTCCTCCGTCAAGGGAAATACATCCCAAGACATCAGCTGCCTCACGAAATACTCGGAATACCTAGATACCCTTCTCACGACCCGGGCCGATGCCTCAGACGGCCGGATAATTGTATCCACAGAAAACACACCCTTCCACATCAGGACTCGATATAAACCAAATAGCGAGAGCCAGGCTCTCACTACTAATCTATCCCCAGCCCTAATCCTTCTACGGTGCGCCACTGGGATTATCCGTGGCAAACCTGATTTGGTCCTTGCGAATACTGGCCCCAAGGTGGTAAGATCTTTATGCTTCTTGCCAGCCGTAACTTGCATCAACACAACGTTGTAAGCTTTCAATCTCTTACACAACCCTGGAACTCCCTGATACCTCATCAATACTCTGCAATGCCACGCAAAGGCATATATAACCTTTACCCATGATCCTAGTGAAGCCCCTCCTACTAGACCAATAAAGCTCAAGAGCTTAAAGGCTAGTAGGCGACCAGCTTTTACACTGTTCTGCCAATTTAGTCGAACAGTCGGCGATAGCTCGGAAAAGTATCGTAGATTGTTCATTGCTATAATTTAATATTATGGCTAAATACTTCAGTTACCCGATTGGGTCTGCAGGCACCTTATCCAAGGAGTGGGGCCACCACCGTGGTTCCCTAAAACCTACCAATTCTACACACTAATCCCCGGCTACCATCTTTACAATCAGCTAAGAAAGCTTCACTGTCTAGGCAAAAGCCTACGTTGTCTTCCGTAACAGACCATAAGGTCAAGTAACCTATTGAAGATATGTTTTTACGCACATCTCCCTTCCACCCTTAACCTAGGGCTTCTTCAGTAATGGAGTATGGCCGTTTCAGGTACCACACCAGGCTATTGTGAGAGGTTGCTCAAGACTCAAAAGTCTATGTTATCCGGGGAAACACCCCGACGCAACTTAACAATACCACCTGGGGATATCTTGCCTGAGGCACGAGACCATGCTCGTCCCCCCAAATGGACCGGCTCAACACCGATACTACATCTGAGTAGAACAAGCACAGCCCCGCAGAGCGGGACTTTGCTCTCAGGGTTT